ATAACGTTTGTTCCTACTGCGTCAGCCGTTACAGCTTGCGCATCTGAGAACAGATTTTGTGCATCTAAAATCATGGTAATTACTCCTTAAGCCACAAGTGATTCGGCGTTGGTTAAAGCATCGCAGGTTCGAACCGGGATACCAAGGAATTTGACCATTTGAATATTTTGGCCAAATTGGTTTAAACCAGCTTCAATGCTTAATGCTGAAGATGACTTTTCAAGCGCCGCAACCCGTAACAATGATTTAACAGTACGGTTAGCGTAAAACGCAAGGTTTATCCCAGTTGTGGTAGGCATGCGGTCGATTGCCCGTGACATTAACTTGATAATCAAAGTTGAATCGGTCAGCTCTTGAGTACCAGAAAGCCCCGCCAGGTCTGAAATATCGATATTCGCAATTCGGACGCCATATCTCCAGTCTTTTACGACTAAACCAGCGTCCCATTTGAAGTGGTCGACATACGCCCGCATGCGAGTTCCACCTACTCCGGCGGTACCAGTTACGACTTGTTCACCTAAATCAGCATGTTCAAGACCAGCTTTCGAACCCTTTGGAAAAATGCCGTGGATCGTGTTCTCCCCCCAGCCTATCAGGTAAACCGATGCATTGTCAGCCCCAGAACCGCCGGCTAAAAGGATGTTCTCGCCGTTTGCATCTGTGGTAGCTGCGTAACGATTTGCAAAGCCAACGAATTCTTCAGGAGCAGAGGCCGCGCCATAAAACATCGTGGAAGCCAGCTCTTGAGACATCGATTCCATAAATGGACGTGATGTGTTCAGCCGAAACTGACCTACATTGCCGTTTAATCGTGCCAAAGCAATGTCAGTTTCGGAGTAAGACTCCAACATACCGCATGTTTCAGTGACTTGAGCGGTTGTGCTCTTGCTGGTTGCGATTGGTTGGTTGATCATTCTCCAATATGTCGCTGGTAACCCAGTGCAAATTGAAGTCTGTTCACCGGTTGGAAGGTTGCCTTCCTTCCACATAGCATCTTCAAGAACCTCGTTTGTTTGGCTAAGAATCTCGATTATCTTAGCGGTCTTGCCATCTGGGCCAATTTCTTTACCCCAATCAGCAAGCGTTTTTACTGTTGCGCCTAATGTAGCCATTTAAAATACTCCTATTCATGTGTAAAAGAGTTCCCATGCTTCTTTTTGCTTGGGTTTCGTCTCTTTCTGTTTATTGCCTCCTGACTTGGCTACTACTGGAACCTTCTTAAGTCTATGTTTTAACTTAACTTCTTTCTGTTGTAATGCGTCATACTTCATTGCTTTACTTAAAATTACCAATGCTCTGTGGTCGTAGATCTCTTTCACCTCACCGTCAGAAAACCCGGTGTTTTTGGCGTAGTCCATCAACTTAGAGTGTTCAGCCCTTGCGAGGTCCGAGTCCTCCCATTCAGGGAAGGCTTGAAGAATCTTTTCAGCTTCGCCGGTTAGCCGTTTTTCTTTTTCGGCTTCCGCTTGCTTTAAAAGCTCCTCTCTTTTCGCTTTTGACTGTTCATACAATCCGGCTAATCTTTGGGATCTTTGCTGATACTCCAATTGTTTAGCCGCATATTGTCCGGGGTCGTATTCCTTTAGTTCCTTCCAGTCAATATTATTGTATTCATTTTGTAATTCTTGCGCCGCAATGTTGGCAAACGTGTCCAACTGATCAAGCTTTGACTTAAATTCGTCCTGTAGCTTCGTCTTTTCGGCTTCCAAGGCTTTCGCCCTTTCAACTACTTCCATGTTTTTCTTGTTTAAATGGCCTTCTAATTGGTAGCTCTTGATTAAGTCAGCGGGTTTCGCTACTCCCTCCACTCCGTCAATTTTTGTTTTAAATACTACCCCGCCGTTTTCATCTACGTCGAGTTTGTCAGCATCTATCCCAAAATATTGAGCAACAGTTTCAAGTTCTAGCGTCTCGCCTTCTTCTTCGTCGGCTTCTTGACCTTCTTCAGTCTCGACTTCGGTTTCGATTTCAGTCTCTACCTCTTCAGTCTCCTGACTTTGGACCTCTCCGTTAGGTTCGTTTTCTCCAAATATTGAATCAATACTGGCGTCTTGTTCGATAGCCATAAATTACCTCTTTATTGTGTAATAGCGGTCGTCGTCCTTTTCTTTTTTGTTCTTTTCCTGTAACTCTTTGATTTTTAAGTTAGTGGCGTAGGATTGTACGTCACGCTCAAAATCATTTAAAACCTGTATCTTTAATACAATTCTTTGTGTGTCATCCTTATTAGACCCGTTACAATCAAATAATTCATCCTGATACTTTGTTTTTAGTGCGGTTATTGTCTGATGGTACCCTGGATGTTGAGTTAACATCTGCGCATTTACCGCTTGTTCAAGTTCGTCGTCTGTCACCTTCATACGTTACCCACTCCCGGTTTTCCTAAGTCAACACTAAGTCCAGCCTTAAACCCTTCAATCTCTGCTGCAATATCTGCTTTGTATTTCTCCAGTTCCCTGTCTTTCTCTTTGGACTCTTCGGCGAATTTCGCTTTGAATACTTCCATCTCAGTCTTTGTTTGAGCATTTAAATTCTCAAGTTGTTGTTTAAATTGCAGTTCCATCTGTTTAATTTGTGCATTCGCTTGCCCTTTGACCTTTTCAGCCTCTGCCAGGATGTTGTTTTCCTGTTCTGCCTTCTTGGCAGCTTCAGCGGCTTGCTGTTTCTTCTGCTGATACTCCTTATGTTCTGGGGAGTCAGGTTCATACACATAATTATCAGGGTTTTCACTCCCTAATGTTTTAAGTATATCACTAAATAATCTATGTGCATGTTTTTCGTCAACTAAAGTTGTTACGGAAGCAAGTTTTTCCTGAAGATTCGCCATGATCATCAGTCTTTCCCGTTTTTCCTCCTCGGTCCCAGTGCCAAGACCAACTTTAATTCTTAGGTCCATACGGGATTTCCACTTGCTCGGGTTAATCGGGACATACTCACCTCTGAGCTTAACAATCCTTTCTTTGTCTGGGTTTTTAATCAAAAGATCATGCACTCTCAATACTAATTCCTTGACCCCGGTTTCAGCCAACATTCTGATAATCATTTCCACTTTTTGGCTGGCTCTATTCAACCCTTCTAAGTATGCGCCTTTTGTTGAGCTTTTAAGAATGTCCGGATCCACTGCGGTTGTAAGTTTGTTTATTCCGGTCCGGTTGTCTAATACCGAATCGATATAGCCCATTGCTTGGAGTAACTGACCGGTAACCTGAGGGATCTCCATAAGTTGCGCAGACCCTTGAACCGGGTCAATTCCTTTCACTCGTTTCAATCCACCATGATGACTCTCTAAAAAGTCTGGAATGTTAACCTTGTCGTTAACTAGCCATTCTCCGTTATTTGTTTTGTAGATGTTGTTTAACATTTGACGGGTAAGAATAGTCTTAATTCTTGTGAGGTCTTCTAATTCATCATAGATCGATTCACCATCATGTCTGTGTGGCATTCTCTTTGCTACCATGGCAGTCATGGCAACTGAATCTATAGGTTCGTTCCATTGTTTTCCTGGGGGTATTTCGTTCCCTGCGACGATAACCTTTCTTAATTCGGCTATCCCGTCACCATCCCAGTCGACCATGATATAGGATTCTAAATATTCTATCTCATCCATCGAAGGATCTTCGACTAGTCCATTAAGGTCGGTGTCGTTTCGTGTATTTTTGTCACGTGCTGTTTTTTGTTGTGTTTGACTGTCTGAGTATCTTGGTAATTTATTAACAAATGACTTAGGCATGCCCATTTCAATAAGTTCTGACCGGGTCTTGACAGGTCGATGCTGGGTAAAAGGTGATCCTTGTAGTGATCCTTTGCATCTTTCAGACACTCTGACTTCCTCGACTGGGATGGCTTCAATCTTAACGCCATGATTTTCTTTGATTAATCTCATGCATACGTCAAGCTTGCCGTCGTCGTTTACCTTTTGTTCGGTGATTTCGACTTCATACCCTTCGGATTCTAGTTCGTCTAGCAGTTGAGTCAGGTCTAAAGTTTCCAGGTCGGTGAATTCATCGTATGTTATCTGCTTATCTTCGGACTGCCAGTGCTTAAAATATCCCGTTCCTAACATAAGGGTTTCTTTGACCGCATCATGAAGGATTAAAAACCCCGGGTTGTCTACCATGATGACGTGGTTGGTATAGTCCATCTCTTGTTCGGCTAGTTCTTCGTCTTCCTCACCTATCGGGATAAATTCGGCTATGTCTCCGGATCGAGTGAGGACGTTCATGATTGCTGGCATTATCCAGTCTATTGTCTCGGACATGTCTTTACTTACGGCCTGTGAATCTCCTTCTACTTCGTCGCCATACTTCTTTCCATTGTATCGATCAAGCGCACGTTGTCGTCTGGCTGTCAATTCTGTACCGTCACGGCCTAAGGATCGTGCCTCTTGTGCTCGAATAATGTTTACTAACGTCTCGTTGTCCATTTTCTTCATCAACTGCGCCTTATTTCAAGTTTCGTTTTGTCTCGACCCGCTATATCTGCCACTCTGTACTTAGATAACTGACCTTTAATGTCTTGGTAGTGATTGTTTCTATTGTTCTTTTTTATGATAACCTTGTATTCTGTCGGTCTGGCCATGTCTGATAGCAAACTGCCTGCGAAATATACAGATATAACGATCATACATGCTGTTAATGTTGTAATTATGTTCATTAGTACACCGGCGGCCTGTTAACGTGGACTTCCGGGAGGTCTCGACCCATCATTACTTCATCTTCGCAAAAGGTTAAGCAAAAACTATCCCATCGGTCAGGGGATTTCATGCCTCGTTTTTTCATTTCCTTTTTCGACTCTAATAATAACAGTCCATCTCTGTATCCGTAACGTGTTGATGCAGCTTGGCTTTTCAGCTCTGGATCAACTGGCAGGCTGTTAGGCGTATTCTGAAGCCATTTAAGCGCCCTTCGATACATCCTTGCCCGCTTATTAAAGTTGCGGCCATCGTTCAACCTCGCGCCTGTGTGTACGCCTATCACAAGGTCAGCATACTTAGACCTCATCAGAGTATCATAACAACTCACACCAGGCCCGTCTAACTCTATGATTATCATAGATATTGGATAAACCGAGTCATCACAGTAATTCGTCACATGTCCTGCTAATGTTGGACCGTCAGCCTTGCGATAAGTTTTTAGCGGTAGGCATACCCTTCCAAGACGGGGACATAAGACCGATTCGTCATCCCCGAAGTGCGCTGCATCAATGCCCAATATCAGATCACCAACCATATCCATTTTGGCAGGGTCAGTGTGTTGTGCTCGCTCTACCTGGGATCCATCTATATAACTGTCCGATGTAGATGCGTTGTAGTCTATATCTACTTCTTGAGCCAGGACCACAGGATCTAGTGTAGCCTTTTGTTTGTTATACCAATTTTCGTCTTTGCGCGGGTCGTCTCGCCAATGAAACGTAAACACAGGGACTTTGCCTGAGTGACGCTTTTGATAAAACACATTGCCGTTACCATTGGGAGTTGAGATATACCCCACACAATTCGAGGTCTGAGACAGGGCAGCATCGACACTCTTTTGTGAGGGCATAAATGCAAACTCATCAGCAAAATAAATGCTCGTTCTGTCGCCACGGCCTATATTGTCTCCAGCTTCACCCGTTATGTAGCTATTAGTATCCTTAAATGATATCCGCATATACGGACTGTCCCACTCAAGCGGTCTAAACTCCTTCGGTAGGTTCTCTACAAAGAATCTTGCTTTCCAAAACAACGACTTAGGGCTGTCTAGCTTGTCGACTAATTCTTCTTTGCGCGATCCGAATCCAATAACAATACCCTCATTAAATAGGCACAGTGTTGTGGATAGTGCCACTGCTAACCATGACAACCCCATCTCCCTAGTCTTTTCAGTTAGAAACGATTCTCGCCCCTGCCAGCAATCCAACGTAAACTGCAGCCACTCACGCTGTCGGGGAAATAGCGTAAATGGGATAACAGACGGTAACCCAACGTCCTTATTGCGTGGATCAAATGTCATCCCCCAGTCATTAATAAAGTCTATTGGGTTGAGTTGATAGTATGTGCGCAGTGCAGGGAGGGTCTTTGGGTCTTTGCGGATCTTAATCAGCCTGTTAGCACGCTTCCGAAGTGTGTCTGCAATCTGTGTATCAAGCTCGGTGGTGGTTAACATCAATCACCCTTAGTTATCTCGCTGTAAACCCTGGATGCCTCATCAGCTGAGACAGAAACACCAATCATCGGGATAGGCTTGCCATCGGGTCCAGACAGCTCTTTGCGCTCATGCAGTCCATGCTTACCCAATACCAACTTCGCAATGTTAGAATTAAACTCTCCAGACAACCCTTTGTTCAGCAATACTTGTTTCTGAGTTTCATTAATATCTTCCAATATGTCTTTAAATTCAGCTTTATCTAGCTCGGAAGCCCACCTGTAGATGCAAGCCCTTGATCTTGTTATATATTTACATAACCCTACAACCGAGGGGATTACGTCGCCTTGACTCTCATAGTCCGTAACGTACTTACGAGCCTTTTTTACTAGCCTTGGAGTGTAAACTGTAGGTCTGCCGCCGGGATGTTTGTCTAGTTGTTTGCTCATTTGGCTGCCAGATAAATCAATAGTGGAGTTAAGTATATAATGGATACTAATACAAAAATAGCGGTTATAACAATAGTTGGATAGATGATTTGTTTAATTGCGCTACCTAGTATGTTCATTTGTTCGTCCAGGACTTATACGCCATGCGAGC